CCCCCATGACAGCACGAAGAAGGAATTTCTCAACTGCAGTCTTGTCAGCGCCTCTCGCCAGTGCTTGGGATGCTTGATCGACCATCATTCTCGCACGTTCCTCAGCCAACCATGGGTCTTCAGCCCCAGGCGCACGTGTCAAGATCGAAGTCACCAGTCTGTTCAAATATCCTCTGACACCCCATTTCCCAATGACCATCCTCAAGAATTCGATCTCAACAGAATTGATGTTGATCTTTGTGGATTTGATTTGGTACCCAAGAAGATTGTATGCTGCCACAATCATCGCCGCACCAGCCTCATCTGCCACAAAGGCCGCGATGTCATCACCCTGGAAAAGAGCCTCAAGCAGACCCAACACCCTGAAACCCAGACCTGAGACAAACCGACTCACACTGTAATATTGTGCGTAGTTCACAATAGTATCCAACAGTGCAGTCCAACTCCACCCACTCGGGATGCCTGCCACCTCCAGAAAGACCTTACCGAACACATTGACAGATGCTCCTTGGAGTGCGAACAACACATTGTCCCGCACACGTTGCAGACGTTCGGTATCGCTTGGCAAACTTCTCTCAATCACCCAATCCATGATGACCCTCATAGCAAACCTCTTTATTGGTTGTTCAACCTGATGATCAAAACCGGACTGATCCAATGACAAGCCAACTATGTCACCACTCGCAAGCAACCTCACCGCATCATCTGTCCATGTGTTCAATCGCGACCTGCTTGACAACAACGGTGTATTTGGATGTCCACGCACCAAGCGTTGTATCGCGACCAGGAAGAAGTTCATCTGGAGGAACATCTCAAAATTGCTGTTGACCAGGAGACGCCATTTCTGGGTCTCCTGCAACTTGATGAACACCTTATCCTCAATCTTGGTGTTCGTCAAGAAGGTATGGAGGACGGCCTCTCTCTCCATAGCCAAAGCAGTGTTCCACTTGACACGAGGCATCTTTGTTGCCTTCCCATCCAACTCAGCAACCAGCCTCTCCCCAGATGATGAGCCAGCACCACTCCAGTGGAATGGGTTGTTGATATACTCGTCAATCGTCAATATTTCAGGTGTCGGCTTCATCTCCATTTTCGAGAAGAAATCATGCACCCCGTTCTGTTGCGCCGTCACATGGTCCCATAGTGCACTCACATGCACTTTCTCCTCTCCCAACCATTGCACCGCATCTGCT